AACACAGTAAAGAGGATGTTTCCTATCTAAAGGAACATCCTCATTTTATTGACTACTGCTTCAAGGAGGATTGAGATGGTTATCTGGAGCATAAATATTATGATAGGTATCCTGCTTGTAGCAGTTGGTATCTCAATCTTCTGGATATTTAAGTATGATGATTGGTATCCTAACCCCGTTGTTGATGAACATCACTCCAGCAGAGATGATGAACAAGATGCAGGAATGGAAGTCGGAGCAGAATCGTACGCCCATTGAAGAAACCATAAATAGCTCACTTGAGGAATATAAAGATGGGAGCAATGACCCCACCGAGTCGGAAGAGTTGTTACAACTTCCGAGTGACGGAGATAAACAAGGTACTGGACGGAGACACAATAGATGTCACCATTGATCTTGGGTTCGACCTATATAAGAAGGAGCGAGTAAGGGTAGCTGGAGTTGACACGCCAGAGAAAAGGACACGCGATCTTGAAGAGAAAGCGTTGGGTATCGATGCGACTAATTGGCTTAAAGAGAAACTTGAAGACACTATCAATGGTGACGGCGAACTTTCTGTTCGCACTGAGCTTGTTGGTGGTGTTGGTAAGTATGGTCGTCTTCTTGGTTGGTTATATATTGATGACTCCGAAGTTTCTTTGAACGAACTGATGATTACGGAAGGGTATGCTTGGCCCTATGATGGTGGTACAAAGCAAAAAGATTTTGAAGAACTACGTGAGATACGTAGATCTTTTGGTACTTTAGATGAATCATAATGGAAATCGATATCAAAAACAATCAAACAAATTCGTGGGGTATGGCCGCTGAAGTTCTTGAGGAAGAAAGACTCAAGAAGAAACAGCGTGACATAGAACAGAAAAAGATGTATGGTGAATCACCTTTTATTAAAGGATTGATTGACGAGGAGGCACAAGTCCTAAGCGAGTAATGCCTGTAGCGACTGACATATATCTTGGTAATCCCAATTTAAAAAAAGCAAATACTCAGCAGCAGTTCACTAAGAAGCAAGTTGCTGAGTATATTAAGTGTCGGGATAATCCTGTATACTTCACAGAGAAGTATCTGAAGATCGTTAATATTGACGAAGGTCTTGTGGACTTTAAGATGTATGATTTCCAGAAGGAAATGATGCATAAGTTCCACAACAATAGATTTAATATTGCGAAACTACCTCGTCAGTCTGGTAAGTCTACTATTGTTACGACTTACCTGTTGCACTATGCATTGTTTAATGCTAACGTAAACGTAGCAATTCTTGCAAACAAGGCAGCTACTGCTAGAGAGATGCTATCTCGTCTACAGTTGTCTTATGAAAATTTACCACGTTGGATGCAACAAGGTATCGTTGCTTGGAACCGTGGATCACTGGAGTTAGAAAATGGGTCAAAAATTATTGCTGCTTCTACCAGTGCCAGTGCTGTCCGTGGTATGTCTTTCAATATTGTGTTCCTTGATGAGTTTGCATTTATCCCCAACCATATATGCGATCAGTTTTTTAGTTCCGTTTATCCGACGATTAGTAGTGGTAGAAAATCTAAAGTAATAATCATATCCACCCCTAACGGGATGAATATGTTCTACAAGATGTGGGAGGATTCTCTCAAAGGTAGAAACGAGTATATTAATCACGAAGTACATTGGTCTCAAGTTCCTGGTAGAGATGCTAAGTGGAAGGAACAGACTATACGTAATACTTCCCAGAGACAGTTCACTCAGGAGTTTGAGTGCGAATTCTTAGGATCACAGGATACTCTTATCAATCCTGCTAAACTTAAGACACTATCATTTGATACTCCGATCCAAAGGAATGCTGGATTGGATCTATATGCACCAAGAAAAGATAAGCACGATTATGTTATTACTGTTGACGTTGCTAGAGGAACTCAGAATGATTACTCTGCCTTCTGCGTATTTGACATAACAGAATTCCCTTATAGGTTGGTAGGTAAGTATAGAAACAATGAAATAAAGCCGATTCTATTTCCTAATATCATATATGACACTGCAAGGAATTATAATAATGCACATATAATGATAGAAGTGAATGATATAGGAGATCAGGTTGCTTCTATTCTTCAGTTTGATTTAGAATATTCTAATCTATTAATGTGTGCTATGCGTGGTAGAGCAGGTCAGGTTATGGGATCTGGCTTCTCTGGTGGTAAAGCACAGTTGGGTGTCAAGATGAGTAAGACGGTTAAGAAGCAAGGATGCTCTAACCTTAAGGCACTCATAGAAGAGGACAAGTTACTTATTAATGATTACGAGACCATTGCTGAGTTAACTACGTTCGTACAAAAGAAAGACTCTTGGGAAGCTGACGAGGGATATCACGATGACTTGGTAATGTGTCACGTGATCTTCTCTTGGATGGTGTTACAAGATTTCTTTAGGGAAATGACCGACCTTGATGTTCGGAAGAAGATTTATGATGAACGTAAGAATGAGATGGAGCAGGATATGGCTCCATTTGGTTTTATAGAAACGGGTTTAGAGGAAGATACCTTTGTAGATGAGGATGGTAACCAGTGGAGAGTTGATGAATATGGTACCAAGCAATATGAAGTAGAGTATATGATGCCGTACATCTGATTTGCACATCAATTTTTTGGTGTTATAATTATATGTACTTGCTTTTTGAACAATGACGACTCCTTTGCACGGATTCACTGATCTCCATATCGATCATTTGCATAAGCAAGCAAGTGATCATAAAAGATATCGGATTACTATGGAAATCACTACAGACCTTGATCCTAAGGAATGGGACTGGCAAGATCTGCTAGAGTTAGATGAGGAGGAGAAACTCCACTGGATCCATTTTGAGGATTGTAACAAGTGACATTTATAAATACAAGTGCACTAAGCAGCAACGACCAGTGCACGACAATGACTTTCACCAAGAAAGGGCTTGTTAAAACAATTGTTGCTCAGAAGATGCAGTCGGTAGCAGAAACTTGCAAGGAGAATTACGCCAAGACGCTAAACGATCTGTATAAACACTGGGAACAAAAAGAATTAGACGACATCCTGTTATATTACAACACCATCAACACCGATAAGCCCACGGTAACTGTTGATCAAGTGTCTGATCTATTATGAATCTGGATGAACCATTTGAACTAGAACATATCCTATTAAAAGAAAGAAAGTGTAGATCTTGTGAAGTAACGAAGGATCTTATAGCAGACTTTTATTTAATAAGAAAGGATAGAGGAGCATACCCTAGTGCTTATTCATATGAATGTAAGGTATGTACTGTGAAAAGAATATTAAAGAATAGAAAAAAGAATCAACCATTTCCCGAATGGACTTATCCTGACTGGTAGTTCACGGCCTGTTTCCCCACTCAAATAATACAGATCCCTAAATAAATTTAGATCTGAATCAGAGTAATCTAATGGCAGGGCAAGTATCACCTGGAGTCGTAATTAAGGAACGCGACCTTACTAACGCTCGTATCGATTCAACTATCGATAACGTTGGAGCGATCGTCGGACCTTTTGAGCGTGGTCCCGTTAACCAGATGGTTAACATCGTTAACGAAAAAAGTCTTCTCGATTATTTTGGTAAGCCAAACGACAGCAATGCTGGTTTCTGGTTTACTGCTACAAACTTCCTCTCATACGGCGGACAACTTCAAGTTGTACGTGTAGGTGACGCGAACTTAAAGAACGCTGTTACTGATGCTGCTACTGCAGTACTGATTGAGAGCGATACAGATTACGCTACTAATCACTTTGATGGAGCACAAGGATTCCATTATGGTGCTAAGTATGCTGGTTCATACGGAAACAACATTAGCGTCCACGTGGTTGACCACGGTTATGATGCTGATCTAACTCTCGATTCTGCTTGTACTGCTGTTGCTGGATCCACTGCTTATCTAAGCAATGGTGCAACTGGTAAGTTATTTGCTGCTGCAACAACAACTGCTGTTAAAGTTTACGAGACTAACGGTACCTTCTCAGTAGGAACTGGTAATCTCTTGATTCAACAGACAGGTGCAAATGATAGCACAATTAATGAAGGTGGTGCATTTGCTGCTGGAGATACTACTCTAACAGTTACAGACGGAACTGGATTTGCTCAGAATGAGTACATCCTAATCGGATCTGAGATTCTTAAGATTACTAATGTTTCTACTAACAATCTAACAGTTACACGCGGACAGTTTGGAACTACTGACGCAGAGCACGCTGATGGTGCTACCGTAACTGAACTTAAGGCATTCGATATCACTGCTTCTACTAAGTGGTGGGATACCGTAAAACTTACTGGTACAGACATTAACTGGAACACTCTTGTTTCACGTCCTGGTACTTCAAGTTATGCTTCCAACTTTAGTTCTAAGTATGACGAACTGAGTATAATCGTTCTTGACGCTACTGGACAGATCAGTGGTACTAAGAACACAGTTCTAGAAAAATTCCAAAACGTATCTAAGTCTGCTGGAGCTCAAACTGCTGAGGGTGCAGACAACTATTACGCAAATATTATTCGTTTTGCTTCTTCCTACTTATGGTGGGGTAAGCACGACACAACTAACACTACTGGTTCGCACGGTGGATACACCACAGCTGCTTGGGGTAGTGGAATAGACTCTGGTACCGTTTACACAGTCCTTGGTTATCAGAGCTACGATATGGCGGGTGGTGTAGATGGTTACGCTGTTACTGCTGGAAATCTAACCGCTGGTTATGATCTCTTCGCAGACACCGAATCAATCAACCTAGACTTTATCCTCGCTGGTCCTCTTCTAGATACCAGAGTGGATTCAATCTCCGTCGCACAGAAGTGTGTAAATATTGCTTCTGCCCGTAAGGATTGTATGGCATTCGTTTCACCCTACGAGGGTGCTGTAATCGGTACGCTTGCTACAAGCACTGATGCCCAAAGAGATAACGTAATCGACTTCTTTGATGGAGTTGGTTCATCAACTTCCTACGCTGTATTCGATAGTGGTTGGAAGTATATCTACGACCGTTTCAATGATACCTATCGCTACGTACCTTGCAATGGTGATGTTGCTGGCCTTTGTGTTCAGACAGCTGATGACCTAGATCCTTGGTTCTCACCTGCTGGATTCAACCGTGGTAACATCCGTAACGTAATCAAGTTAGCATACACACCTGCTAAGTCTGATCGTGACAAGCTTTATCAAGCACGTGTCAACCCAGTCTCTACATTTGAGGGACGAGGCACAGTCCTCTTTGGTGACAAGACTGCTCTCAGCACACCTAGTGCATTCGATAGAATCAACGTTCGTCGTTTGTTCCTAGTTGTAGAGAAGCAAGTAGAGCAACTCGCTAAGAACGTATTGTTCGATCTTAACGATGAGATTACAAGGTCTTCCTTCGCTAATGCAGTTGGTGGATTCCTCCGTGAAGTCCAAGCACGCAGAGGTCTAACAGACTATCTGGTCGTATGCGACGAGACTAATAACACAGGAGATGTAATCGATCGCAACGAGTTTGTTGCTGAGATATACCTCAAGCCTTCTCGTTCTATCAACTTCATCACAATCACATTTGTGGCAACCAGAACTGGTGTCTCATTTGATGAGATAGTTGGTCGCTAGAGATAACCACCCGATAAATAACAACATAGAGGTCTATTAACAAATGGCAGTCACCAGTAATGTAAAGGACTTCCTCTCGAAAGTACGGAGTGGAGTCAAGCCTAATCTGTTTAGGGTCAAATTAGATTGGCCATCTGGATTAGGTGTATCACAATCAGATAGAGAATTAGGATCTTTTCTTTGTAAGTCCGCTGCTCTACCTGCATCTAACCTTGGTGTAATTGATGTTCCCTTCAGGGGAAGAGTCGTTAAGGTGGCTGGAGACAGAACCTTCGACACTTGGAGTGTTACAATCATCAATGACACTAACTTCAGACTACGTAACTTGTTTGAAGGTTGGTTACAAGCAATCAATGCTCACGAAGATAACGTTGCCCAATTGGTTAACCCTGACGGTGGTGGTGCTGGATATACTAAGGATCTAGTAGTTCATCAATTAGGACGTAACGGCGAAGATCGTCAAGACAACTACGTTAAGTCTTACAAGTTATGGGGATGCTTCCCAACACAGATTTCACAGATTGATCTTGCGTATGATAGTAATGATCAGATCGAAGAATTCACTGTTGAGTTCCAAGTTCAATACTGGACAGCTGGCGACAACCCTGAAGAGTACGATAACAACATAAATTAATTTGACTAAATACCTTTTGTAGAAGGTATTCACACCTTATTATGGCACAACTTTTTGGATTCTCCATTAAGAGAAAAGAGGGACCAAAGGGTCAATCCCCCGTCCCTCCATCACAAGATGACAGTATTACCACTATTGCGGGTGGATACTTTGGACAATATGTAGACCTAGATGGCGGTGTATCTGCTCGTAACGAATACGAGTTGGTACGTCGCTATCGTGATATGGCCCTACATCCAGAAGTGGATACGGCTATTGATGAAGTAGTCAATGAAGCAATCATTTCTGACCTCGACGATACTCCTGTACAGATTGAATTATCCAATCTACCTGTAGGAGAAAATATCAAAACAAAGATACGCGAAGAGTTTGATAATGTTAAGCGTCTCTTAGGTTTTGAACAGAAGTCTCACGAGATATTCCGTAGATGGTATATCGATGGGAGACTTTTTTATCATAAAGTAATAGATTTAACTAACCCTAAGTTGGGTATCACGGAGCTCCGTTTCATTGATCCTATGAAGATCAAGAAGGTCCGTGAGATGGCCAAGAAAGCAGATCCTAATGATGCAAAGAGGTCTGGTAAAGAACCTACAGCATTAGACTACGATTTTGGCAAACACGAAGAGTATTACATCTACAATCCAAAAGGATTCTTGAATATGAATAGTCCTGAGCAAAAGGGCATTCGTATGGCAGAAGATGCAATCGCAACCTGTAACTCAGGATTGATGGATTTGAATCAGAAGATCCAACTATCCTTCTTACACAAAGCAATTAAGTCACTCAATCAACTTAGAATGATTGAGGATGCACTGGTCATTTATAGACTCTCACGTGCACCCGAACGTAGAATATTCTATATTGATGTTGGTAACTTACCGAAGATAAAAGCGGAACAATATCTCCGTGATGTAATGAATAGGTATCGTAACAAGCTTGTTTACGATGCTAATACTGGTGAGATCAGAGATGACAAAAAGCATATGTCGATGCTTGAGGATTTCTGGTTGCCACGCAGAGAGGGTGGTAGAGGCACAGAGATCTCTACTCTTCCTGGTGGTCAAAACCTTGGCGAGTTAAAGGATGTAGAATACTTCCGTACTAAACTCTTCAAGTCACTAAACTTACCACCCAGTAGACTCGATGGAGAAAAAGGATTTAGTCTCGGAAGAAGTAATGAGATTCTTCGTGACGAACTTAAGTTTTCCAAGTTCGTCGGTCGCTTGCGTAAAAAGTTTTCTGTTCTGTTTGATGATCTTCTGAAGACTCAACTCGTATTGAAGCGAGTTATCTCACTCGAAGAGTGGGAAGAGATGAGGGAGCATATTCAATATGACTATCTCTTTGATAATCATTTCAATGAACTGAAAGACGCGGAACTGATGAGTAACCGTCTAGACTTGGTTGCTAAGATGGAACCATATATCGGACGTTACTTTAGCGCGGAGCATATCAAGAAGAAGATTCTTCTACAAACCGATACGGAGCGTGAGGAAATTGAGAAGGAGATTAAGACAGAACGTAGTTCTGGCCTCATTCCTTCCATTGTTCCTGTAGACGCAGTTCTACCAGAGAACCAACCTGAATTGGAGACAAGTTCTCTAGAACGCTAAATACTTTATATTCTGGCTAAATTATGGATTCACCTAAACCTGAAGTGTCCGCACGTAATGCGGTAGATGCTATTGCCGATGGAAATCGTGCAGCTGCTGTAGATGCTATTAATCAAATGCTCTATGGTAAGTCTGCTGAAACTCTAGATGGTTATGCAGATACTCTAGCGAAGTCGTATTTCGGTACGATGGAACTACCAGATGGTCCTAATGACACTCCTGTCGCAGAACCACCTACAGCGGAAACCCCAGAAACAACAACAGAGCCTGAACCCAATGAAACTGATAACGGAGCAAATTGAATCTGTTGAATTTGTTACCGAAGAAAAAAACGGTAAGAAATCACATTTTATTGAGGGTATCTTCCTTCAAGGTAATCTAAAGAATAGGAACAATAGGGTATACCCTGTTCATATTCTAGAAAGAGAGGTCAATAAGTATGTGGCTGAACACATACAAAATGATCGTGCCGTTGGAGAGCTTGGTCACCCCGATGGTCCAACAGTTAATTTGGATCGTGTATCACATAAGATTCTTTCTCTTAAAAAAGAGGGAGATAATTTTATTGGTAAGGCAAAGTTACTAAGCACACCTATGGGTGTGATAGCAAAAAATTTATTAGATGAAGGAGTACGTCTTGGTGTATCATCTCGTGGTCTGGGAACTCTAGACAAACGCGAGGACGCTAATTATGTACGAGATGACTTTATGTTGGCAACAGCCGCCGATATCGTAGCGGATCCCTCTGCACCAGATGCTTTTGTAAATGGCATCTTTGAAGGTAAAGAGTGGGTATGGGAAAATGGTATCGTAAAAGAGTCACGTGTCGCAAGTTATAAGCGTCACCTCTCAAGAAGTGAGCAACGCGATCTAGATACGCGGAAAATCGCTGTGTTCAAGGACTTCCTTGGAACTTTGTGATTTATAAATAAATCTAGACATACACAGTATACAAGATTACTAGAGGTTAACTCCGATGTCAGAAAATTTGAACGAAAAGTTTGAGGAATTTGTTGCGGAAGCAGGTCTTCCAAGCGCAACTGTTCCAGGGAGCGAACCCAGTGCTCCATCCAGTAAGTCTGTAACCGCAGTCAATGCAAAGGCAGCTGCTGGTGATCAAGCTTCTGGAAAAGTAGATCCTTCCTTGGTACCTGGTCAGGCAATCCAAGATTTAGGTGGACCTACTCCAACACATAATCATCCGCAAGACGACTCCAATAAGTTGGAGAAGAATGCAACTAAGGATGCTGTGTCTGATCCACAAACAGGCGGTGGTAAGGATGAACCCTCAGGTTCAGATCCTAAGCTTGCCGACAAGATCACTTACGGTACTAAGAAAGAGGATATCGAAGTTGATCTAAGTGCTGATGTTGAAGCACTCTCCGAAGGAGAAGAACTGTCTGAAGAGTTCAAGAAAAAAGCAGCAACAATCTTTGAAGCAGCTGTTAAAGCGAAGATCGCTTCTATTGTTGAGGAACTCGAAAAGCAGTACAGCGAAAAGCTTGCTGAAAATACTGATGCCGTTAAAGCATCACTCAGCGAAAACGTTGATGGAATCTTGAAGTATACTTCTGAGCGTTGGCTCGAAGAGAATCAAGTTGCCATTGACACTGGTCTCAAAGTTGAGATCACTGAATCCTTTATTGGTGGACTTAAGTCCCTATTCGAGGATCACTATATTGACGTGCCAGAAGGCAAAGAGGATGTTCTCGAAAGTATGAACACCTCGCTTCGTGAAATGGAAGACCGCCTCAATGAACAGATTGACGCGAACGTGAAATTGTCAAAACAGATCTCTGAGTTCTCACGTGGAGGCATTGTCTCCGAGATGAGTGAAGGTCTTACAGATACACAGAAAGAGAAGTTCTCTGATCTTGCTGAAGCTGTAACCTTTAAGGATGAGGCATCCTACAGAGAGAAACTTTCAACTATTAAAGAGTCATACTTCACAGAGAAGTCAGCAACCGCTGCTACTCAGGAAGAAACTCCAGTTGAAGGAGTTAGCAAGGAATACGCACCAGTTATGGAAGCATATCTGAAAGCGATTTCCAATTCTAAAAAGTGAATTTAATATCATAGTCAAACCGATTTTTCCTAACAATGGACACCCATCAGTTACAGGAAAAGTGGGCACCTGTTCTAGATCATAAGGATCTTTCTGAGATTAAAGATCCCCACAGAAGGCAGGTCACCGCTTCTATCCTAGAAAACCAAGAAAAAGCTCTTAAAGAAGAGCACAATATGCTTACTGAGGCAGCTCCAATTAACTCAGTAGGTGCAGATGGTCTTAAGTCCTCTCACGGTTCTTCAGGTCTTGCAGGTTTCGATCCAATCCTAATCAGCTTGATCCGTCGTGCTATGCCAAACCTCGTTGCATACGATGTTTGTGGCGTACAACCAATGAGTGGTCCTACTGGACTTATCTTCGCAATGCGTTCACACTACAACGATCGTAGTGGCGCAGAAGCACTATTCAACGAGCCTAACCCAGGCTTCTCTGCTGCTGGTGATGCATCAGGTGGTAACGCCTATGACCCAACCGCAGGTTACGTTGATCAAGGTGGTGGTGGCACAGGTGCCGCGGCTGCTGCAAGTGCTGACAACACCGCTGAAGGTAACAACCCTGCTATCCTCAACGATGGTACCACATATCCTAGTGCTGGTACTGGTTATCGTTATGAGAACCAAGGTGGTGCTGCAAGAGACTACTTAGAAGCTTTGGGAACCAGTGGTTCACCAGACTTCCGTGAAATGGCTTTCACGATCGACAAGGTATCGGTCACCGCCAAGTCACGTGCTTTAAAAGCAGAGTACACCCTAGAATTAGCGCAAGACCTTAAGGCTATTCACGGTCTAGATGCTGAGACAGAATTGGCAAACATTCTGTCATCTGAGATCCTCGCTGAAATTAACCGCGAAGTTATCAGAACCATCTATCTCCAAGCAAAGGTCGGAGCACAAAATAACGTTGCTAACGCTGGAATCTTCAACCTAGACACCGACAGTAATGGTCGTTGGTCCGTTGAGAAATTCAAAGGTCTGATTTATCAGATTGAGCGTGATGCTAACGCAATCGCACAGCAAACTCGTAGAGGGAAGGGTAACTTCATCCTCTGCTCTGCAGACGTTGCTAGTGCCCTTAATATGGCTGGTGTTCTTGACTATACACCTGCTCTATCCACCAACGGACTTCCTGATGATACAGGTAACACCTTTGTTGGAACTCTAAACGGTGGCGTTAAAGTTTACGTTGATCCATATTCAGCGAACTTGGCTAACGACCACTTCTATGTTGCTGGTTATAAGGGTACTTCCCCTTATGATGCTGGTATGTTCTACTGCCCATACGTTCCCCTACAGATGGTTCGTGCAGTGGATCAAGGATCCTTCCAACCAAAAATTGGATTCAAGACAAGATACGGAATCGTTGCAAACCCATTCGTCTTCAAGGCAGATGGATCAGCAGTCGGCGAAGATCTACTTGGAGCCAACGGAGTTGGACGCAACCAGTACTACAGACGTGTGCTTGTTCGCAACCTTATGTGATCTACACATATTTTTCTCCTTACAGCAGACTCCTTCGGGGGTCTGTTTTTTTATGCTAAATAATATTTTAGTGTATGCCACTAAAAAAGTGAAACAATTTCTTGAAGACACAACAGTATCCCTAAAAATAAGTGGGGTAGTTTCAGAATTACATCCCGAGCTCGACAAGGATCAGATCAAGGAGGTCTCGCATTTTGTCTTCCATCGAATGAATATGATACCCGTTAGGGATCAGGCAGAAAAATTGATTGAAGAATATATTGCAGAAGAGTTAGGGGTTTTATAGTTAACCTCTTTTTTTATGTCTAGAGTCGCTACATCCTCATACGAATATAACCCTATACAAGAGTGGGAGGAGTTTCTCGGTGAAGTGGATATGCATTACCACTATGGACTACACGGAGATTTTAAAGCTTCAGTAAGGAATTTGATATTCCCACACGTCTGCTATGGAAGTAAAGTTCTTGATGCAGGATGTGGATGGGGTGGTCCTGCTAGAATGCTTAGAGATATAAAAGGATGTACCGTACACTGTCTGACTAATAGTCCTAGTCAGCTCAAGTATTTGGAAGGTGAGTTTAAAACTATAGATGCAGACTTTGAGATATACGAACCAACAGAAAGATACGATGTCATAATGCATTACGAAACGATGTGTTATGTCAAGGATAAGGATAGACTCATTAATGCTTACAATAACTGGACAGACAATCTGGTTATGGTAGAATATACTAGCAAAGAGAACAAATCTTATTCAGATATGTGGGATTTTTATCTGCATCCCCTAGATAATATATGCGAAAGCATTTCAAATAATGGATTTACTGTGGTTAAGTGTGATGATTTACCTTACGAGGACTACTTAATTCCAAGTGTGTCCTATTGGTATAGCAGATTAAAAGATATGCCAGTCAATTTTGACACTCAATTGGGAGTTGTTAAAAGATGGTGTGCTGATGTATTGTCAGACAACGGTCAAAATCATTTAAGTCGCTGCGGTCTCGCAGCTATTGCAGCATCTAAATTATGAAACATTCAAGTTACTTCAGCACTGACGACAAAAGATCCGCTACCGTGGTTCAAGATGGAAAAAGATTCGGAGCAATTTGCGTGGGATACGATCGACGTACATTACGTACGAAGGATTTTTTTGAGGGGGTTAGTGCTACTCATACTAGCTACTTCGATTGTTTAACACACGCAGAAGACTACGCAGAAAACTGGGTTTTGTATCAGGAATAAATACCTTTGTAGTGAACTACTATTGGTATGCCAGCTCAGTGGGTTAATAATCAACCTTCCAATAGGAATTTCCTTTCACCAGTTGGGTTTCAACTGGAGATTGATATATTTCCTCAGGTCGATTTTTTCTGCCAAACAGCAACTATACCTGATATCACATCAGTTATTAATGAGGTGTCTACTCCTAGGAGAAGACTCCCAATTCCTGCAGCTGGTGGAACAACATTTGGTGATCTCCAAGTAGAGTTCTTAGTAGATGAAGATCTAAAGAACTATCTTTCCATATGGAATTGGATAAACGATACCACATTGGCATATGATACGGAACCTTGGAACAAGGATCCCGAAGTAGAATTCGCTAAGGCTCAATTGATTGTCCTTACAAATCAGTTGAACCCTAACTTCCAGGTTAACTTTGTTGACTTATTTCCTGTATCATTATCGATGATACCTTTTAACGTAACGAATACTGATGTCGAGTTTATGAGAGCTACGGCAACATTCAAGTATGCGTTCTATGAATTCCTTGATATGTCCTCGGTTAAGTATGTCCCTTAATGAATTGAAAGAACAGTGGAAGCACGATTCTACAGTTCTAGATGGTAATGATGGTTATCCTGATTTTCTGAAAGCGTGTAACGAGACACCGTACTTGCATTCCAAGTACCTCGATCTCTATTGTGAATGGAAATCTAAATTGATCGACCAAGAATTTGCTTACAAGTTTAAGCGTAAAGAGAAGTGGCTATACTACAAAAAGAAAGCACCTGCTAGTGCTTATAAGGACATACCCTTTGATCTTAAGTTGACAACGAAAGACGAAGTAGAGATGTTTCTTGACGCGGATGAGGATCTAGCAAAGATCTCCGCAAAAATCAATTACTTCCAGATTGTTTTATACTTCTTAGAATCTGTTCTAAAACAAATCTCTGCCCGTCAGTATCAGATCAAGAATGCTATTGAGTGGGAGAAATTCAGAAGTGGCTGATCTATATTTACAAAAGAAGAATGAAGTATACAATGTCATAGAGGCAGAACCTCATATACACAGGGAACTCTCAGAGTATTTTACCTTTGATGTTCCTGAGGCAAAGTTTATGCCATTGTATAGGAACAAAGTTTGGGATGGAAAGATTCGTCTATACTCTCCTGGTAATGGAGAGATCTATGGTGGTCTAACAGAGCACGTCTTACAATGGTGTAAGACAATGAATTATACCTGCTCTACAAAACCAAATGAATATTTTGGTACTCCTTATGAGGTAAACCAAGAGATTACTGCATCTGGTGTGCGTACCTTTATGCAGGGTATAACCAAATTAGAACCTCGACGATATCAAATCGAAGGTGTCTATAAAGCTCTCAAATATAATAGGAAGTTACTCCTGTCACCTACAGGTAGTGGTAAATCATTAATGGTCTATGCCATATCAAGATTCCACGTTGCTAATAAAAGAAAAGTTCTACTTGTCGTTCCCACTACTTCTCTTGTAGAACAGATGTATAATGATTTTGTAGAGTATGGTTGGGATGTCGATAAACATTGTCATAAGATTTACGCAGGTGCAGATAAGTATGTAAAAGCTAATGTCACAATTACCACGTGGCAATCTATCTATAAAGAACCTAGAAAATTCTTCGAGAAGTTTGATGTGGTATTAGGTGATGAAGCTCACTTGTTTAAATCCAAGTCACTGACTAGGATTATGACAAAACTTCACTCCTGTAAATACCGTATTGGATTTACAGGGACACTGGACGGTAGTCTAACACATAAGTGGATACTTGAAGGGTTATTTGGTCCTTGTGATCAGCTCACCAAGTCAAAAGATTTGATGGAAGAAGGTCATCTTACTCCGCTTAAGGTTAAATGTCTAGTGCTTAAGCACGAGTGGGGTACGTTCAATACCTATCAAGATGAGGTGGATTACCTTATAGAGCATCCAAAACGTAACAATTTAATAAAGAATTTATGTTTGGATCTGCGCGGAAACACTCTAGTTCTATTCAATTATGTGGAGAGACACGGAGAACCACTTTACAATTTGATAAATACTAGTGCGGATGGTAGGAAAGTCTTCTTCGTGCACGGAGGAGTTGAGACTGAAGACCGCGAAGAAATTCGTCAAATCACGGAGCAAGAAGAGAATGCAATCATTGTCGCGTCCTATGGGACTTTTAGTACTGGTATCAATATTAAGCGTCTTCACAATATCG